AATTGAACCGCCACGCACAGGTTGTCCATATTTAGCTTGGAAAGCTTTTTGGCCAGTGCTGTGAGTTACTAGATTTGCAAAAAAACCTTGATATGCCAAAAGGTTTACCATGACGGTTGCTGAATTTTCACCACTAGCATTTGTTTCAGCACTGAATATTTCACCACCATTAACTCGGTATGAGTATTGGTAATAATTACCGTCCACAGCGGGCAATGTAATTTCGGGGATATCAAGAACCGTCGGTGTGCAGTCTGTTTGATTTGCAACAAAGTATCTTCGGAAACCACGGGAATTACTGCCAGAAGCTGTAATTGTTAATTCGTACATCCCAGCTGTGTTGAAACTATTCTCACTAGGCGGATCTACCCAATCTGGCAAATTATTTAAATCCACAAACCATCTTGATCCATCTTCAGATATATTAAGTCCACCACCGCTGTAAACGTTGAATACTCGACCATTACCACCCAATTGAGTTTCACTTTTGTACCATTGGATATTAAAAGTCAAAGTTAAGTCTGTACGTGGCGGTGAAATAGTTCCTTCATAAATATGGTCAGAAGGCTGCATTCCTTTATCATCTACTGTAAGTATCAAGATGGTATTGGAAGTCCCGACTTTCCCACGCTTTGTACCTCGACAGTTCTATTGGTCTTAATTGCTGCCGTTATCATGCGACCTGTAATGGAATTTTCGCCAAACATCTGATCCGCTTGGGCTTTATCATAAATACTGATAGGCAAACCATTGACTGAGTTTTGCCCATCATCGGTGATGAATAAAACTTTATGAATATTCGCTGGTAATCCAGTTCGTTGAGTGTTCGTATTTACATCAAAGTAAGTACCCGGTGTTTTTAAATTAGCTGGAATTGGCATTGCTTAATCCTTTTTTAATTCAACTAAATCCGAAGCACCAACGCTTTCATAGTCTTTCGGATCAAAGTAATAATCTATGTTGACACGCTCTAAATAAGCATCTGTATCGGCTTCTTCACGGTCACGATCTGAAGCTGTGATGGTGTATTGCGTAGTAAATTCTTGTGCCAAAACACTCAAAGATTGACTGCGAACGGATGTATTAAAAATTGTTCGTGTTTTACCCAGTTCCAAAGGTACTAAGCCTTTTACACCAACAATTGATAAATCATTTTCAGTCAGTAGGTTTTGTACATTTGCTAACATCTGATATGTGCCAATATCTCGACCAGCACCTTGACGACGAGCTTCTTCATTCCTGACTGAACGTGCGCCTACCAAAATCACAAATTTAATTGGGTACTGTGTTTTGTTATGACTGATTTTTTTAGGCGTTCCAGAACCCTCAAAAGTAATCCAGATGGCAGGGAAAGTATTAATGACTGTAGATAAATCTTCAGCATCGAACTCTCCACCATAAGTTTTGACTTCACGAATCCACGGCCATTTTTTAGACTTGATCTGCTCAGCCATGACATCTTTGATTGCTTGTTCAACAATACCTAGATCTAGATTCACCAGCCTTTACCTCCAAAGTCACGACGACCTACGCCAAACATCACATTATTAGATGCAGTACTGACTGGAGCTGCATTACCAGCGGGTGTACCGCCTACAGTCAAATCACCTTTGGCAATGTCTTTTAAAGTTCTTTTGGCTTCCAAGTACTTGAGCTTAATCGGATCGTTATCCGACATTGCACCTGTACAAGCGTAATAGCGGGCGATATCACAAGCGATATGTTTTAAAAATGGTGGGATGGTCTGTAACGGTAGAGTGAATCGTGCAAGATAACCGTCGATCTCACTATTTGCAGCTTCTAAAGCTGAATTTAGTTTGTCGTGGTTAATTACATCCTGATAAGGTGCTTCATTATCAGTAAGTTGAATAAGTTCTCGTTCACCGAATTTTGAAAGCATTGCCTCTACCGTTACATACATGGCTTAAGCCTCCGTACCATCTGAACCAAATACGGTTTGCCAGAATCCATATCCAGCCGCACCACGAGCTTCCACACCAAAGTAAAAAACACCTTCCATAAATACATTGGATGAGTCGGAATTGGTTTGCTGAACAAAGACTGGTTTCTTACGTACCTGATAAACAAATGGTTTCACTGGCTTAGTGGTATCAAGCAAGAACCAAGCATTGTCATCCGTTAAACGTGCAGAAACTTGAACCTTAGCCGTACCTTTATATGGATTTGGTTTACCGTCCTCCAAGCGATCAACTGTCATCAAGGCATTGGCAATATCTTCAAGTGCAGCAGGGACAAGTAATACACTTGGTGTAATATTTAAAGGGCGACCTGATTCATCTTTAAACTTGCGCATCGTAGTGCGTGCAGCGCCAAATGATTCTTGTGCTTTAGCTAAAGATTCAATTGATAACTTTTTCTTGCCTTTATTACTGACAGTTAATTTTCCGACCTTATGATCAGTCGCAATCATATTCTTGCCATCATAACATTTGGCGGAAAATGCCTTATTTACTGCATCAAAGACTAATTCATCAGGATGCTGCTTGGCAGAAAATGCAGCACTTTCAGCTTGAGGTTTGTAGATCCCCAATTGATCATCTTCAATATCATTACGACGAACTTCAATGGTTGCCGCAAAGTCTTTATTACGGATGACATAATCATATTCTTCAAGTTTGGTAATATATTTTTTACCAATCCATTCTTTCATCTGTGGAAAGTTAGCTAACCAACGATAATCGACATAAGCACCATTACTTGGTACTTCCATGGCAATTCCAGTCCACTCGGTTGGAGCTTGTGCAAATGCTTGGTTATAAGCAGTGCTCATACCCAAAAAAATTGCATTTAATACTGCGCCATTTACTTTCATTCTACCCATACTCCATTTTCATCAATACCAACCACACGACCAGCTTTAGACAACTTACCCGCACCATCTGTAGCAGCAACAGTTTCGCCATCTTGTAAATAACAAGCTTTCCCAAAAGAGGCTTGTACTACTGGATCACTTGAACTATTGGCAAAATGGAATGCGCTATCATTACGCACCAGTACATATACATCACCATCAGCGCCATTGGTGTTATCAACGCTATCTTCATATCGCCCCAAGTAAGTGAGGTCACTGGCTACAGAGACAGGAACTGCATGCCCAGTTGCATCTACAACAGCTGCAAAGCCTGCAATGATCACAGCGCCAGCCTTAACAGGAACACCGAATAGACCTAAATCACGACGTTCTGTTTGACGCTCTTGCTGATTCAAAATACTACTCATGATGTTTTTGCTCCTAAATCAACGCCCATGAGTCCAGCCACTTCAAGTGCTTCAGGTGAATGTTGCTGATGGTTTGCTGCTTTATTAAGTTCAACTGTGGATGTTTGTGTTTGAGTCAAAGCCGCAATTTTGGGAAGGCTTTCGAGCTGAGTTTTAACAAAATCAGGATTGGTTTTGGCTTGTTCCTTGTACCAGTTAATTGTGGCTTCACCAGTTAATCGACCATCACTACAAGCAGCTGTAATTAAATCTTCTAGTTCTTTGGTTTTATTTGCTGAAGCAGCATTATTGGCTTTTGCAATTGCTTCGCTATAAACCGCCATTGGTACATATTTTGTTGGGTCAGGGGCAGCTTGTGCATTTGCAGCAGTTTTTACTTCAACTGCTTTATCAATGGCTTGGTCTAGCGTTTGCTCTGTTGAAGAAAGCGCTGTACCCAAAGCACCATCCATTTTGGTAAAAGCACTATTTGCAGCGGCAATGGCGTCTGTTTCTGTAACAGTTTCAGCCAGCCCCAGTTTTTTAAGCATGAGCTTGATAAACTCATTCATTGTTGAATCCTCATGATCTGATTGGTATTGAGAGTTTTGAGACAAAAAGTTCTGAGCCGCAGCAGCCAGTTGTGCTTCGGGCAGTTGATCTAAATTCGGGGTATTGGTTAAAGCGACATGGAGAAGAGCAACGACATCGCCAGTTTTTGTATAGAGAAAAACTGGCGATAAATATAAATATTCATCCGACTCAATATAGCCTTTGGCTTTATTCGTCCATTCAAATTGAGTGCTACATAATCCAACTCCATTAATATATTCAAATGATTTTAACCAGCCCGCAGCGGGTGCTTCATTGCCTGTTTCTTGGGCTTTTAAAGTTGCATGCTCATAATCAATCACCATTTTGATATTGCGCTGGTTTAATACAGCCGCAATTTCACGACCACGCTCTGGCGTTAAATTCCAATGTGGTGCGTCAAAAGGACGTCCATCAATCCCGCGAAAAATTCCTTCAGGAATGAGTACCAGACGGTTCGGTAAAACGGTTATGTCGAATGAGCATGAAGCTGCGAGTAGTGTTGTATTCATACTGAGACTAAGGGTATTCAAGAGCCTACAGTATGAAATTGATCTACATAGAAGATTAGGCGGAAAGGTTTCCGCCAAGTTTTGAGATGTATAAAATTTTTATTATATGAATGAATTTGAAATAAACATGCCAGCAATATAATCCACGGCTCGTTCCGCTTCAGGTTGTAAAATACCTTGAGTGGTGATCGGTAGATAAGGACGGGCTTTAATCTTGACTTTACGACCACGACCAGCCATACCACCAAAATGTTGTATTGCAGCATAGGCAGCACTTGCTCCCGATCCAGCCTGAATCGTCACAGAATCTTTATCTGAGTCGCCCTGAATACTGTTTCGCAATGCACCTGTTACTTGCAATATTGCTGAATTATGAATACCACGCTTGGCATACATTTGAATTGTGACTGTTGATAAGCCAGCCCATTTTGGGCGACCTTGTGCGTGAAAGTTTTGCAAGGTTTGGCTAATCAAAGCTCTTTCTAATTGTTCTGTTAAAACTTCAGTACGCTGTACACGATTTGCAGCGAGAGCAAGTCGTTGTGACAATTGATCACCGATTTGAATAATAGTCATATTGCACCTGTCTAATTTGTGTTCTAAACTAATTCTAAGGATGGGCTTTAATCAAAGTAGGCTATTGGAAGCCAGCCGTTATGCGGTATATGCGGGTTCGAGTCCCGAACAGATTAAAGTCCACCTTATTTTTTTGTCGCTAAATATTCATAATCAGAACTTTTTAAAATATTGTCAGGCTCTTCAACAATCAAAGTCCGAATAACATTCCCGACAATATTTTGTTTAACACCATCCACATCCCGACCTTTTAATTTCTGATTGATCTGAAGAACTAATTTATAAAATGCGCCAGCTTCTTGAACATCAAAAACCAGCAGCGGTGTGGCATGTGGTTTATCCCAATACAAATCGTGCTTCCCGTTAAGGTGCAAAACAATATTTTCAACCCATTCACGGTTGTGGGTTTTACGACTTTGATTGATGTGCCTTAACGTCTCTCTGTCATGTACCGTAATGACCGAGCTTTCAAGTTCAACGCCTTTTTTCTTCTTTAAAACATCTAAAAATTGTTTGTCCAAAGTACCCACTGGGCGCATTTCACCACGTGGTTTTTGTGTGTCTACACTTTTGATCCATTGCTTAACTTCATCATTGTATTGCTTAACAATCTCTTTATTTTTAAATGCTTCTCTAACAACATTACTGGAAATGATCGGATCAGCTTTTGCCGCTTTTTCTAAAAGTTGCTCAGTTGGATATTTCCCTGGTCTACCAACCCAGCCCGCATCCGTTCTGAATGAAGCACGATCAGGAAAATCTAAACGTGCGATTTGAGCGACACCACCATTTTTAGTATCAACATTTTCAATGTGTAGATAGCCTGAACTGTCATAAATTTTTTGTCCACGAATATCCATTTCCATCATTTCAATGACAGTGCAGCGGCAGTTGTAACCATTTTTTGGCGCAATCGCAGGCCATGCTGGATCGGACTTCTTCATGATTACGCCATGCAATGACCGATGCTGTGGACGGGTTTTATTGTCTAAAATTGCGCTATACATGACATAGGGAAAAATCCTATCGTCTTGCCACATTTTTTCCTGACGAGCCGCTTCATAAGCCTGCGCCATATTGGTTTGATAAATGGTTTTAAGTCGGTATGGATTGCCTAGTTGGACTGTGCGCTGACCGTCTTCGGTCATAATGTCTTGTTTTCCCCACCAACCTCGCTGTTTCATTTTGGGTTCAATTTCTTGCGACCAACGCTTTAAATCCCAGCCATTTTTCTGCGCATCAACCAAGGACTTACGCACGTCTTCAAGCAAATCAATCTGTGTCATGTGGGCAACAACAAAAGCCTTGTTATGCGAATTACCTTGAACTTGCCACCAGTCCTGTGAGGGCATGATTTGTTTTTGTTCTAAATATTCAATGGCTTTTCTAGGTGGTTGACCAAAGACAGTTTGCATGGTGAGCTGATCCATCGCTTAGTCCTCTTTCACAGCCTTGCGACTTTCTTGGATTGAAAGACGTCCTAAAACATCACTGGCAAAAATCAACTTCTCAAGATCATCTTGTAATGCTTCAAAATCTTTATTCGGGTAGATTTCTGCAAGCATTGCTAAAGCAGCGTCTATATTTTCCGCAGAACTTAACTGAGCAATCAAAGTTGGTAAAAAGTTTTGAGCTTGTTGTTGTAAGTGTTGATTGTTGAGCTGCTGTTGCATTTGCTGATCCAGCAACATTTGCGCACGGATAGCGGTGAGTTCAGCGGGATTGGTTGTAATGGGTAACTGACTAAGGGCAGCAAGATTCGGCAACCCCATGCCCGAATACAAAAATGAATTCGTAGCTTGAGCCACTTGGGGTTCAGTCTTTGCAAGAATAGGTTCATTATCATCAGCGGGTTCAGGTATGCCGAGTTTTTCTTGTGCCCATGACCGTGGGATTTTTAAACCAATTTCTACAAGCTTTGGTAAAGATTCACTAAAAGTTGATAAATCTTCAGTATCTGAAGTATCAAATAGAAAATCAGGATAACGATCTGCTGTGATTTGTGGATAATTCAAACGCATTAAATGGCTGATCAAACTATCTGAAATAGATCGAGCAACTTGCTTTGCATCAGATTTAATAATTTTGGTTAAAGTTATTTCATGAATATTACCCAATGCATTGGTGCTAGATTTGCCATCCGATTGAGACAATAAAGTACCGCCAACAATCACTTTTGACTCAGTCTTTTCACACCAATTGACTAAATCAAAATGATTTTTTGTGTCGCCATCGGTTGCTGCCTGAAAATCTATCGACATCCCATTGGGAATAATGCCACCAGCATTACGTCCAATCATCATGACAGCACGTAGCAATGTCATTTTTTCTTCATTGGTTGCGCCAGCTGGATACTTACCAATTTTATTAGGCAAACCATAAGTTTCCAAAAACTCCATGACATCGCGAATGCCGTAGTTCTTAAACAAAAACGGCCATGACAGAACTCGATGTAATCCCGAACGGGCAATATAGCCAGATTTGGCTTTATGACGATGAACCACCCAGCCAAAATCCAAGAAATCTGCACCTTCAGGTGTGCCATCGTTTAAACGTAATACATTCGGCTGGTTGTATGGGGTTAAGAAATGGCGAGGTAAAACATGATTAAAACTCTTAGGAATCCAAATATTACCAAGCCGCTGCCAATTGATTTCTTGTGCACTATAGCCATGACCCACAGCATCCAACGCATCAAATAAAAACATTTCAAAGTCTTTGATATCGTCAAGCCACTCATTGACTTCAGCTGCAATTTTGCGCTCTACATCATTGGCATTTCGGGGAGGAACAACAGACCAAGATAATCCATTGACACCTTTTTTTCGTTTATCCATTTCACTGAAGATATGACCGTCTCGTTCTTCCATATCAGAAAACAAATCAGCTTGAGCTTGTAGGTCGCCTTGTTCTGCGCCTGTCAATAACTGGTGTAAACGTTGGGGTGTCATTCCAACAACTGGATGTTCTTGCCACTGATTTGCTAACCAAGTGACTTCAGCTGTTTGAGTGGTTTCAAGTGCTGTTAAATCAGGTTTTTCAGAATTGGATTTTTTCTTAGCCATGAGATGCAAATACAAAGTGGATTTTGCATCATGTTGGATTGATTAAAGGGAAATGATCAGACGGAAATGCTTCCACCGAGTTCTTCAAAACTCGATTTTCCTAAAATCGAGTTTAAGGCGATTTAAGCGCTCTAAAGAGAAAGCATGCGTCATTTATGCTGAATCATCTTTAAAGCGCATAAATCACTTTTATAAAGATTTATAAATCTACAAAAGCCACCGCTTAGTAATTGGTGATGATTAATTCCTGTTTTTGTTCCCGACCAGCGCCAGAGTTGCCCACAGTGTAATTAATTTTTGTGGTACTGATTTTAAGATCAGCAAAAGCATCTCGAATGTCTGGATGATCATTGATTGACAACATGACTTTGCTTTGACAGGTTTTCATTAAGGTAGCCATCTTTAAATAATGATCCCATCCAAACTCAACCCCGTACCCCGCCAATTTCCAATAAGGTGGGTCAGCATACATAAAACTATGAGGTCGGTCATACTTCGTCCAGCAATCATCCCAACTTAGGTTTTCAACTGTGACACTTGAGAGCCTATAGTAAGCTTCGGTCAATTGATCTTCAATGCGCAAGAAACTCGGTGCTTTTGATGTCGTCGCTGTGCCAAATGTTTGACCAGAAGATTTTGCACCAAATGCAGTATGTTGCAGATAATAAAAACGAGCTGCACGTTGAATATCAGTCATTAAATCAGTACTGGCTGCTTTCAACCATTCAAACATTTGACGACTTATAATTGCCCACTTAAATTGACGAATAAACTCTTCGAGATGATGTTGAACAACTCGATAGAGATTCACCAACTCGCCATTTACATCATTAATCACTTCAACTTTTGAAGGTTGTTCTCGCATAAAAAACAGTGCTGCGCCACCAGCGAATAGCTCCACATAACATTTATGTTCAGGCATTTTTTGAATCAGTTGCGACACCAGACGACGTTTACCACCTAACCATGGAACAATTGGTTTAGTTTTCATCATTTCACCTACTGCAAAAGCTTTTCATTTTCTGATAGCCTCTATTTATCCTGTACAGGGTGCGAGGCTTTGCCTGCGGTAGTCGCTTACCAAAGGAGGCGGATCTTGCTCTAACAAGGTTCGTCGCCTCGTTTTATTATTTATGTTTATAACTTTCTAATAAGACGGAAATGATTCCAGTGAGAATTGTGAATGAGTACATTTGTTTTTGATTGCCCAAGCTGTAATGCTAAAAAAAGCACATTTGATGTTAAAGGACACACTCTAAGACCTTCATCTATTGAATATTTTAGTTGGGTTCTTTTTTCAACTTGTAGAGTTTGTTCTGAATCCTTTAGTGTTAATGCTGAAGTTGAATTACTTAAACATTCTACTTTAAAGCGACTCAATACTAGTAACCCTCAAGGAGTGTTTGTTAGTATCAAAAATTTTTTAGACACACATGTAGATATTTCTGGTTGGTTTGACGAATTTAATTATTCTCCAATTTTACCAAATGCAGAACTTCCACCAGAATATATTCCTTCCGATATTGAGGAAATTTTTAATGAAGCTGCTAAATGTTTTGCTATAGGTTGTTTCAATGCATCAGGAGCCATGTTTAGACTTTGTCTAGATATCACAACAAAACATATTCTTGTTCAAAATCATAATTTAAGTCCATCAGCTAATGATAATAAATCTATACATAGTCGGTTGAATTGGATATTTAGTAAAAATATTTTACCTAGAGATTTAGAAGACTTATCTAGAGGTATAAAAGATGACGGTAATGATGCTGCACACGATGGCACATTAACTAAAGATGATGCTGCAGATCTGCTAGACTTTACTTATATTCTACTAGAGAGAGTTTATACAGAGCCTGCTCGTGTTCAAAATGCGCAACAACGAAGAATAGCTCGTAGACAAAATTAATATTATATTGATTTTGATTATTTCAACAACTGCAAAATAATTTCAATTTCTGGTGGTTTGAAGATAATCTGTATAGTTTGACAAGGCTTTTACTGTGGTAGTGCATTTACTAAAGGTGATGAATCTTACTCTAATAAGATTTATCACCTTATTTTTATAACCTTCTAATAAGATGGAAATTGATACATGTCTGTAATTAAAACATATTCCAAAATTTTACCCTTGGTATTTGTATCTTTCCTATATTTAATTTCTATATTAATTTTGGGACTTGGTAACATTCCAGAAATAAAAGAAATGAAACCTAATGAATGGGGAGATTTCTTAGCTGGTACTTTTGCACCATTAGCTTTTATGTGGTTAGTATTTGGATATAAGCAACAAGGTGAGGAACTTAAACAAAATACAATAGCTCTGCGTTTACAAGCTGATGAGCTAAAAAACAATGTTGAGCAGCAAAAAATATTAGTTGCCGCTGCTAAAGATGAGTTGGCTCTAATTCAAAACAAAGATAAACGTCAAATAAAATTAGAAACTCTTCAAGCTCAACCTTACTTTCATATTGATCAAATTACTTTAGCAACACATAGGTTGAATAATGAAATACAACTACATATTCATTTAAGCTTTAAGAATAGTAGAGCTTTATGCAGAAGTTTGTATTTTCTTTATAGTTTAGATGATATGGAGGAAAATCATATTTTAACTCATCAAAAATTTTCTATAGTTGATGGCGATATTAATGTAAATTATAGAACTAATATTATGATTCCTATAACCAATGAAGATTTAAGCTACTTCCCTAAAAAAATATTTTTAAATTTTAACTACACTGACTTATATGATATTCCACAAATACAAAGTCTCTTGTTAACAATTGATGAAAAAATTCCTGATCATGAAAACCAACCATATCAGTGGATGATTAAATCTTATACTCATTAAAGACATCCTACATCACTAACCCAATCAAAATCTTCAGGGTTCATTTCCATTTGCTCATGGGAAGGAAGTGCAATAAATTCAATCGGTGTAGATGGGTTCTTACTCGCATAATCAGCCAATAAATGTGCAATACCACTATCACCGTGACGGTCTTTATTATTGCTGTTTGATCCAGTTGCGGGAATACGCGCCACACCCTTGATCATAATAAAAGCGCGATGGTCTTCAATGATGTCCTGATCTGCGGGCATATTGACAATATCACCGTCTTCAAGTGCAGCTTTAAAATGTGGTGTATGTTCTCGATACCATGAATCTGTCAGCATAATTGCTTCAATACGGTCACCGAATTGGACTTGCATTGCTTCAGCTAAGAAGCCACCATTTCCGCCAGCATCATGTGCGCCTTTGCTAAAGTTGGGTAACATTGCCACAATCAACTTTAAAAATTCTTCTTGTTGCTTATAAGGCGTTTTAAACATTTCAAAGACAAAGGGACAAGTCTTTTTCATGTTTTGTTCTTCAGCTAAAAGCCAAAATGAACAGGCGTTTTTTTTACGCGCAAAGTCTAGACCATAATAACTTTTAATCTTCGGATTTAATTTTTCTAATAAAGGTTTTAGATTTTCATTGAAAAACTCTAGTACTTCGGCATTACGTGTATCTTCACTGACCTGCTCGAAATTATCCCAACCTTCAGGTGCATTAAATCGAATGACTGGAATATCATCCTTTTTACGTGCATCCAATAATGCTTGGCTTAACCATTTACCGCCACTTTTTGAAGGAATTACATCAAGTTCCTCACCTGAAGCATCACCATAAAATTTATAAATTCCCTCAACCCATATTTTTTCTTCAACAATGTCATACTTTATTTTTTTGCGTAGGCAAACACGTTTGTATAGCCCCTGATCTACAGCTTCTTTAAATGTTGTACGATGAACAGTACCTTTACGTTTCCCTGATCGGACTTCTTTAATCAGCTCATTGAATGGATTATCTTCACCATCATGTGTACTAATTACCCGAACACATCCACCCCAAATAAGTAATGCAATTGCAGCTTTTAACAATTCAGCTTGATCATCATGGAAAGCAAACTCATCCATGACGACACGTCCTTGCCGACCACGCATGTTGGAAGGTCTGGAAGTTAAAGCTTCAATTCGTTTGCCTGATTTTGGAAAACGAATAATATAGGTTTGGATATGTTTATCACCATCCTCCCATAAACCTTCTTCAACATCACAACATGCAGCATCAAAGGCTTTTGCCCACATTGCACAAGCCTGAATAAATTCGACTGTCATATCTTTATTGTAGCCAAGATAATAACAATTCTGTCCACCTTCACTTGCCGCATCCAATACAGCATCGGCAGCTTCTGCCCAAGTTAAACCGATTCGACGTGATTTTTCTGCAATTTTTAGTTGGCTTTTATCTTCAATCCATGCCTGTTGATATGGGAGTAATACACTAGGAACATCACTGTAGCCCGCAAAGTTAAGCAACTCTTTAGGGTCAGTGACTTTAATCTCATTCATAAGCCAATGATTCCTAAGATTTCTTTTTTAACTTCATTAACAATGTCTTTTGACATTCCACCTTTTTTAGCAATTGCATCTACAGCCTTTGCCGCTTTTTCTACACGCTCTTTGACCTCGCTTTCCCATTTTTTCTGATTGACAGAAGCCTTGGCAATTTCTGCGATTCCTTTACCCGCTTTAGCCATAAGCATGATCCGATCTGCTGGAGATGCATCTTCACTGTCAGCTTCTTGTAATGCAATCAGTGCATTAAACATCTCAGTTTGCACTAAAGATAAAACCGCAGAGCTACGCATATCACTATCATCTGGTGCAGCGTCAGCAATCATCATTGCGGCTTGAGTACTTGCTTGAACTGCTGCAAGTTTATTTTCAAGCTTTTGACCATAACGATGTACTGAAGACTTGCTGACTGAATATCCCATATCTGCAAGCTTTTCAGCAATTTCTACATAGCCGCAAAAACCTTTATCCATCAACCAACGGTCAAGCATTTGCCTGTCTTCAGGCTTTAATTGATCAATTGCAGATTCACGCCCCATATCATCACCCATTCCAGTACTTGGCTGGGCGAGCAATACCAGCAAAACATTCAACTGTATACTCGACGATATCTACACCGTAATGGGTTAATTTACTATGCCAGTTACCAATCGCTTTTTTATCAATATTGACCAGTTTACGGTCTTCAAGATATTCAAGCTCTGTGTGTAATTCTTTGGCAGTACAATCTGAATAAATATCTTGCATTACAGAGAGTAATAGCACATCCAAAGCACCAATTGGTCGGGCTTTATTTAAAGCATTGAGCAACTGCCAACGCATTGATTCACGACGAGCTTTAGCTAAGTCAGTCATTTCTGCATTCCTTGTATAATTTGTACGTTTTCAAGCTTTTGAGCAATTGAATCAACCTTTGCTTCAAGGACTGTTTGTCCACGAATGTAGTCATCACGGGCAATGTATCGAAATGGCATATCAGCCTTAAACTCTAGAAATTGACGCTCTAAGGCTCTGATTTCTTTTTGACCTTCAGCAGCTTGTTGAGCAACATTTTCAATTTTTAGATTGGTCGACTCAAAGTTCTGTTGAATGTTTTTATTGATCTGATTACCCATGATTTTAATCATGCCAACCACGCTACCTAAAATGCCTGAAAGCACCATGAACGCTTGGTATGATTCAAGTTCGATTATCATCAGAATCACCCGCAGTTACCAAAGGCAATGGCTTAGTTCGGTTTTGATCAATGAAACGGCAAATAATTCCTAAAGCTGACATCATCGGGATAAAGTTCTCACGATTTGCTTCAGGGATTAAGGCTATGATCTCTGGCGGCACACCATAGATCGCCACCCAAGCGATGGCAGCAAACATCCAATTTGATAACCAAAGCCAGCCACGACGCCAGTTTTGAACAATCCAGCCTGAATACTGTTGCACTTCTAAAGTTCCTAAAACATATTGAGGGGTTAAAATTCTTTGATCTGTAGCTACTGAAGAAGATAAAGCCTCTTTTACAGCTGCATCAATACGACGCTGAACTTTGACTGATTGAGGAACTTTACGATTTACTTTTTTCATTAAATATTCCCCTTAAGCCAGCTCAAAGTGCGGATAGTCTTTCGTTTTTTTCCAGTCTCCACCCCATGACATTTTGACATTGAGTTCATTTGCAGCTGCTTTCATGGCAAAAGCGATTGTTCTAAATTTATTTAAATCATTCCAGTCTACAGGGTATGGAACTAAGTCCACTGCATTGCCTGAAACATGCTTACTACCTAACGGATCATTGAGCCATGTCACTTTAGGAAGGTTGGGTTTAGCGTACTCAATTGGAACGTTTTTCGCTCGACACTGAGTTGCTGTGCGACCTTTACCAAAGTTGATCCAACATTGTTCTTTTGTACGAATTCCTTCAACAACGAGAAAATCTTGAGTTGTTAGCTCAATTGCTCGTTTAACAACATTGAGTAATTCAGGATTTAAACCGTCGAGTCGGCTAAGACTCAGTTTTGAAAGTATATATTTTGGCTTATGTGAATTTGACACAATAAAAAACCTCATCAAATGATGAGGTCATATTGCTGCTTTAGCTGCTTTTAAATTAGGCGGAAGTGCTTCCGTTTATTTTGAATTATTCACTATATTTTCAAGTTGCTTTATTTTTTCAGGATCTTTAAGCATTTTATGAATCTCTTCTAAACCCAATAAGGAATCAGTATGGTTTTGAACAGTTCTTGAAACAACATATTGGGATAAATAAGTTGCCAATCCATCCACAGTGTGACCATCTTTCATCGGATAAGCTTTATCACTTATGCTTTGTTGAGCAACGTCAATAACTTCCCAAATATTTGTAGATAGTTTTTTTTCTTCAAGTTGTTTTTTTACAGTAATAAGCATAGCTGCGATTTTATGATCATCTATACCAGTTTGTTGCGCAATATATTCAATTTTACCGTTTATTGCATTAATTCTAGGGTCACCCACAGATGGCTGCTTATGATCTTCCAATGCTATTAAATCAAAACCTATCGATTTTTGAATGTTTTCATTTTTGACCTCTTCATCAACTTTTTCAGCTACTTGGTTAGAACATCCCAATATACTAAAAAAAATACAAACTAATAAAAAAAATTTCACTTTAGCTTTCTCACTAAATTATTGTTTAATAAAAATTCTTACTAGAGTTTACTACTTTACCCAATATTTCAACATCTTGAGCAATCTCTAAATCTAATGTCATGGGTGGATAAGCTTTATTATCTGAAATCAAAAGCAATGTATTGTCCAATTGTTTTTGAATTCTTTTTACAAAATGAGTATCACCACTTCGAATAACAAAAATATGACCATCTTGGGGGATTTTATCAGCTTCTGATCTATGTGTAAGAATTGGTTCTCTATCTTCAATCGTCGGACTCATTGAATCTCCACGCGCAATATAAACACATAAATCTTTTAATAAAAATCCACGTTCTCTTAACCAATCATTTCTAAAAGCCATGTAAGAAGTGGGTTCACAATGATCTTCAACTAAAGACCCATGCCCCGCAGAAATCATTACATCTGCAAAAACTGGAACTACTGAAAAACCATCATAACCACTTGGCAAGTCACTATGCTCTGATAAAGCTTTTCTATGTCCAGTAATTACATAGTTTATATCAACACCAATCTCATTTAGTGCAGATAATTGCACAGCTGTGGGGGATGAAACATTTTTTTCCCAATCAATCAATGTTCGCTTAGAAGCTTTAGCAACTTGAGCAAAATCTGTTTGATTAAGCCCTAATCTATTACGCTCTTCTTTAATTCTTTCGCCAATCATGAAAAAAATCTCACATACATATTGATTAGTGAACATATCTGCACTATATTTATTGCATACATTCAATTTAATGTGCATTTATTCGCACACTCAAGGAGCAAAGATGCAAATTAAAACACCTGATCAAGTTAAACAGGATTTTGAAAACAGTGGGAAATCTATTGCTAGCTGGGCATCTAAGCATGGATTTCGTGAAACAGATGTCTACAAAGTTCTAAACGGTCAATCCAGATACAAACGAGGTATTGGGCATCAAATTGCTGTGGCTCTAGGTATCAAATCGGATAAACAAAGCCAATCTACTTTATAGCAATTTGCATAATTTTGAATATTTTTGCATGTTTTTGCACAACTGGAAAGGTGAAAATGAAATTTCTCTCACTTCTTGTTTAAAAAGTGCATAAAAATGGGACGAATAGTTATGAAATCAGATGACATCCTTTCAATAGCACTTTTGGTGTTAGCAATTTTTAGTTTTTCTGGTTGGTATCTCGCACAACAAGATAATCAGCTTCTGCGTCAAGAACTTGAAGCTCAAAAGAATACCCAGTTTGTTCACCGTTATAACCTCAATGAGGACAACTAACATGACAGAAAAATCAACAGTTAAGTCAGCAGAAAAAATACTCAAAGTATTAAAAGCTCTAAAAGGTCACAGTTTGTCAGGAGTCAAATCAAATGACATTGCAAAAAGCCTTAAAGAGAATCCAAGTCAAATTTATAGAGCACTTCAAACACTTGTAGCCGAGGGTTTTGCACAACAGTTAGATGATGGTAGCTATGCACTTGGTAATACGCTTGTATCAATCGCTCATGCGCATTCAGATGAAATCCATCGTGCACAAAATCATCTTACTGAACATGTGCAACGTATTGCAGCTGGTGCAAACCAAATCAAGAAGGATGCTTAACTCATGTCTGAATTAGACCAAAACCAACTTGCTCAAATTGAGCAATCTGTACTAGTGGAACAAATTCAACTTTCTGAAAAGTTAGGGGCAATTAAAGCAACTAGCTTTATTAAAAAACTGGTAACTGTTACCGAAATTAAACTCATAGCTGATATTAAAGAAACCAAGCAATACAAAGGCTTAAAGATTCTTGATGCAACAGGAAAACTGGTAACCGTTACCACTTTTGAGGAGTTTTGCCAGTATTTAGGTATGAGTCGAGAAAAAGTTGATCAAGATATTCTAAACCTTTCTACTTTTGGGGAGGAGTTTTTAGAAACCAGTCAACGTATGGGGTTGGGCTATCGTGATCTCCGCAAACTACGTAAATTAGATTCCGCAGATCGTGAAATCATCATCAATGGTGAATCAGTAAAAACTGAAGATCGTGAAAGTTTAATTGATCTTATTGAAGAAATGTCAGCAAAGCATTCTAAAGACAAGGAAGCACTGACTAAAAAAGTAAGTGACTTGAATTCTGATGTTGAAGCAAAAGACCAAATCATTAAAAGTAAAGATGAAAAATTAAATCAAATGGACACCGAGCTAACTAAGCTTAAAAGTCCTGTTCAAATCAAGAAACGTGCAGAGTTAGAACCACAGCTAATTGCAAAAAAAGCATTGGAAGATATGCATGCTGCAAGTATGACTATGCTGAATGCGACAACACGTTTTGTAAATGATGCAAACTCTATTTTAGAAGTTGTAAGTGAAAATTCACTATTCAATGTTCAAGAGCAAATCACACAAAACTTAGTCTCTATTTTTCAACAAATTGCCCAAACCGCATCTGACTTAAATATTCAAATAGATTTTGAAGATATGGTCACCCCATCATGGACACTTGATGAAGAAGAAAAACAACAAGCTTCTGAGTTGGAGGCTTAATCATGTCAACCCCAAATCTAGCCGAACTCGACTATTTGCGCCAAATTGCCGCAGAGCTTACCGAAGCTGGTCACGGTAAGAAAGGGGCAATAATTGAACGTGCTTGCAAACAATTAAGTATTAGTCGACCACAACTTTATCGTGATCTAGAAAGTGTTGGATTCGCATCAGCACGTAAACAACGTTCAGATAAAGGCAAGACTATTGTCTCAACAGATGTTGCTGAAATGATTGGTGGCATGGTGCATGTTGCAACCCGTGCAAATGGCAAAAAGACATTACCAGTTACAACAGCTTTGGATATTTTGATAGCGGATGGAAAAGCGCCAAAAGTTTCAGCGTCAACAATTGCCCGTGTCATGAAGCAAAACATGTGTCATCCAAAGCAACTGGCTACACCATCAGCGCATAATCAACAAAAGTCACTTTATCCAAATCATGTTTGGCAAGTTGATGCTTCAGTGTGCGTGATCTTCTATTTGCCAAAAAGCGGCATGCAAGTGATGGATGAGAAAAAGTATTACAAAAATAAGCCCGCAAATATTAAGAAAATCGAAAATGACCGTGTCATTCGCTATGTCATGACTGATCACTATAGCGGGTCAATATATGTTGAATATGTGACAGGTAGTGAAAGCTCGGAAAATTTAATTCAAGTTTTTCTAAATGGTATTCAAAAACGATCTGCGCAAGAACCGATGTACGGTGTGCCTAATATTCTTTACGCAGATAAAGGTAGTGCCAACACTGCTGGTTTATTCAAGAATTTACTTGAGCGCTTAGACGTTACTTTTATTGCACACGCAACAGGTAATTCTCAAGCCAAAGGTCAAGTGGAAAATGCCCAGAATATTGTAGAAACACAATTTGAAGGTCGTCTTCGTTTCATGCAAATCAGCAACATTGAACAACTCAATGCAGCCGCTGAAAAATGGCGTATTTTTTGGAATGAAAGCAAAGTCCACAGTAGAACTAAACGTACACGCAATGCTGTTTGGCAAAGCATCAAACCTGAATTTTTACGTAAACCGCCAGCACTTGAGCTTTGTAGAGAGTTAGTCAATACATTCCCTGTTGAAAAAACGGTAACTGGAAATTTAACAGTTAGTCATTCGATTAAGGGCTATGGCTCACAAGATTATGACGTTCGCCATGTTGACGGGGTTTATCCAAAAGCAAAACTCAAAATCGTTGTAAACCCTTTCAGAGCGCCATGTATTGATGTTTTAACCATTGATCAATATGGCAATGAAATTGCCGTGACTTGTGAACCAAACCAAGTCGATTGGGTTGGCTTCAGCCATGATGCAGCTGTAATTGGTGAAGAAATGAAAGCCATGCCTCAGAGTGCCATTGATGAAAATCGCAAGCGCATTATCAAAAAAGCATACAACGCTGAAACCCTAGAACAAGCCGATAAAGCCATTGCTAAAAAGACAGCAGCCTATGACGGTCAACTTAATGTTATGGCAGATGTGAAAGCAGTTGATGTTCCAACCTACTTGAACCGAGCTGGTGAGCAAATGACTACACCACAGCAACGTCGTCAAGTTGCTCCAATGAACCTAATTCAAGCTGCAAAAACTATCCGTGGATTAGTTGGTGATCTTTGGACAACTGAACAAATGCAAGCACTTAAAAGATCATTCCAGACAGGCGAAGTGCCAGTGGATGTGATTCCAGAAATTGTGGCTGGTATTAAATCTGCCGCAGAAAGACCAAAACCTACATTACGTGTTGTTGGGGAATAGATATGAGCATATTCAAAAAATTACTAGACGATCAACCGATCAGTCAAACATGGATTGCAAAAAAGTTAGATGTTAGCCCTGCAACAATCAATTTGATTGTTAAGCACGGTAAGTATCCAAAAAAGAATGCTGCCCAACTTAAGCAGCAAATAATAGAACTTCTTGTAAGCAAAGGACTTACTGAAACTGAAATTTTAACAGCAATGGATGCTGTACAACTCAACTCGGAAAACGACCAAGCCTCTGTTGTTGAGTGTACAGCTGCCCCACAACTTGAGGAGGAGCAATTAATGCTACTACGCAAACAGACCCTAACACCAGCAGCAAAAAAACAATTTATGTTGTTTAAGAATATTTTTACTGAAGATATCCGTAATGCCGAGGAACTTTTTAGTAACTCTGACATCAATTATGTGCGTGAAAGCATGTGGCAAGCAGCAAAAGGAAATACTTCCTTTATCGCAGTTGTCGGGCAGTCAGGTGCTGGTAAATCAACATTACGTGAAGAGTTACATGACCGCATAAATCGTGAACGTGAGTCTGTTGTTGTAATTGAGCCATATGTATTGGCAACGGAAGCAGACGATATAAAAGGTAAAACTTTAAAATCACTGCATATCGCAGAATCTATTTTATCGGCACTTGCACCAAGTACCAATGCTAAACGCTCACCTGAAGCACGTTTTCGCCAGATTCATAATTTACTCAAAGAATCGAGTCGAGCTGGACATCATCACCTTTTAATTATTGAAGAAGCACATAGCTTGCCAATTCCAACGCTTAAACACTTGAAGCGTTTCCTTGAGTTAAAAAATGGCTTTACACCTTTATTGTCAATCATCTTGATTGGTCAGGATGAACTCAAAATTAAACTGGCTGAAAATAATCAAGAAGTTCGTGAAGTTGTACAACGTTGTGAAATCGTGACCCTAGAACCTTTCACGCAAACTTCATTGGTGGATTATTTAAAACATCGCTGTATAGCAGCTGGTCGTCATCTGAATGAGTTTATTGACCAATCGGGTTTAGATGCCATTTGCACAAAATTAACTCGAAATGTTGGACGTAATAACCAGCATGAAAGCCTTTTATACCCATTAGCAGTTGGCAATTTATTGACTGGCGCACTCAATGGCGCAGCTGATCTTGGTGCAGATGTCGTTACTGGCGACTTGGTCATGGAGGTCTAATACATGGCTTTTAACTTTAAAAACGCTGCAATTGTGAATTTTATACTTTCAGGTTTAGCAGTCCTTTTAATAATTTTGGTGGCATCACTTGGAGGTTGCAATGGTTGATTTTGCAGATGTAGCAAGCGATCTGGAGCAAGAGCGACTTCAGCAATCACTTCAAAACCGCGCCCAATTTGAAGGCGAAAGTGAACATGAATGTATTTATTGTGGCAATGAAATTCCACTGCAACGGCGAGCTTTAGGCAACGTAAAACTTTGCATTGACTGCCAAACAGCCGTTGAAAACGACTCAAAACATTTTAGATAGGTGGCATATATGAATACAAATCAAAAACGCCAGAATTTTGCAAAAGACTTAGACAAATTGATGAGTGATCAATATGTCTTAGTACCTAAGCACTTAAATTTAGATGAATCATTTGATCATTACATTGGTGATGTTTGCGGCATTGAACCAACAGATCATGAGAATGAATACGGATTTACAACAGATGGTTTACGTCAATTGTGGGCAGCAGCTGTTGCTCACACACAAGCACAATCTAACAAACAATTTTAATTTTAAGGAACAGATATGGCACGTACAAGTTTAAAAGAACCTCAACTTAAAAGTTGGGAAGCTGTAGATCAGGTATTGATTCAGGTAGCTGAAATTAAGCGTGACATTGATTTGGAACAAGCAGCTTGTAATGAACAAGTTGATCAAATCAAAGAAGCTAGTAAGAAAAAAATTAAGCCTTTAACTGATCAGCTAAAAGCACATGAACTGAAATTAAAAGAGTTTTGTGAGCATCGTAAAGCTGAATTTACTCAGCTCAAAACAAAAAAATTGACGCATGGTTCTGTAGGTTTTCGTTTATCTACAACTGTGTCAATTCCAGACCCAACTTATACATGCCAAGTTCTTAAACAATTAGGACTTGATCATTGTATCCGACTAAAAACTGAACCAGACAAGGAGGAAATTAAACAACTCACTCAAACACAACTTGCCGAAATTGGGGCAAGTGTAAATACACGCAACTCTTTTGGATATGAGATTGCAATAGTTGACCCTACTGCAACCTCTGCACATTAAAAAATTTTCTAGGAATTAATCAATGAATAAATCAGAACTTATTGAACATATTGCCAAATCTGCTGGCATCAATAAAACCCAAGCAACAGCTGCTCTTCAGGCTGTTGAAACAGGTGTCATTGATACGCTTGCAAATGGTGGTGAAGTCACT